CTCAGTACGGCGAAGCCCAGAGAGCCATCCGGCCACAATTTCCATGTGGGTCAGGTCACGCGGCGTCGGAATGAAGCGTGCCTCACGGGCGTCGTTCATACCGTAGACAAACCAGTCGTCGGATACATCGAAGCCCCAGTTCGAGACGCGGGAGAGATAGCGGTAATCGCTATCTCTGAGCGATAGCATCACCTGCACGGCTCTGCGCACGACCTCCTTGAGGGCGTCAAGCATTTCGCGGGGCTCTTTCGTTTCAGCCATCATGGTTGTTCTCGTGCTTCAAAGCCGAGGGGGGTCATCGCGTTAGCACCACTGCTGTCAGGATGAATGAGACAAAAAACGCAATCGCGAAATTCAGAATTGCCTTCCCTCCCACGGCAATTGCGATCGCGGCGGCGGCAACCAACGCGCATACAATCGCGATGATCTTGAACATCAGTAGCATAATTCGTCTTGCTCGCTCCCATCGGGTCATAGGGACGACAACGAGATGGCAGGCGAGTTCTGGCCGAACCACGGTGATCCCGAATTTAACCTCGGCTTCTCTCATCCCCTACCCCTCCTCTTTTGCTGCTTGGAGCATGGCCTCACCAACCATAGTTACGTTGTAACCGGTTGGAGGACCCTCTATCCACTTATGTGCCACGCAATCTCTGAGAATATTTTTTACCTTGCGCGGGAAACGTGGCCCTGTCGCATCCAAGACTCCGACAGATGCGACTAAGCGAACTGCCGCGATTTCTTCCTCTCTCGCTTTCATTCCTGCTTCTCCGGTTGTTTGGGTTGGCTGTTTGCATCACGCATGGCCTTCGCCTGATTGCGGAGTTCTTCGATCGGATCGGTCGTGCCGAAGCTTTTCAGCGACTCGTGAATCTTGCGAACGCGCTCGCGTTCTTCCTGCGTCGGTTCATAGCGCGCAGGGATGGCAGGTCTATTCCTGCGATCATACTCTTCTCGCCATTGACGATTGTACGGCATCATCGCTGCCTCCAGTTCGGAGGTAAGCCGTGCCGAGGTCGGCAAAAACTCACATCGCGTTGCAACCCCTGTCGCGGGGTCGATCACCTTCGCAACGATCTCCGGCGGGTACTCAGCCAGCACCGCCTCTATACCCGCGATGTAGGTTTCAGGATCGTTCGGCTTCTGGCTGGGCCACTGGCCCAACAACAGCAAAGTCGCCTTCGATGATCGGTCCTTCCCCAACTTCGGAAAGCGTCCCAGTGTTGCTATCGCCTCGGCTACGCTCCTTGAGCCTTCCGAGGGCGCGCTGATAGTCGTTTTGTTGATTGCCGCGATTTCCTGCGCCATTTTGGCCTCCGAAAATCCTTCGTTCCTGTGGAAATGCTGGTTTGTCGGCCCATCGATCCTGGTTGAGCCACGTTGCCGGGTTGCACCACGGCCTGTCGGGCGGCTTCGTGTCCACGTAGGTCACAAGCCCGATCATCAGCGCGTTGAATGTCGCGCGCCGCTGCTTCTGCACGGCGGCGAACGCTCGCGCCGCCGCTGCCTTGCCGACTTTGTGAGGATAGCGCTCGTAGAAACGCTCGAAGGCATCCGCGGGGAAGCCGTCGATCTCTACACAACAATCTATTTCCTTGTCTTCCTTGCCTTCTACTTTGCGTCGCTCCTGCGTCGCTCCTGCGTCGCTTGACTGCTCGGTCTTTGCTTCGTCCGGCAGACTGACGCGCTGATAACTGTCGTATTTGCAGATAGTTAGGACCGTCAGTCCTGCGTCGGTATTTGCGTCGATCATGCCTTCGTTTTTTAGACCATTCAGAAAACGCCTGACGCGCGCCTCAGACCAGTGCCATTTGCTCGCGATGAAGCGCATCGATGCCGCGAGTTGCCCGCGCGAAAGCTCGTAGGTCTTCCCGGCGATGCGCCGCCGGTGCGGCTTCCACGCCGCCTCTGAAACAAGCCATAGCCACGCCTCGCGGCGTGAAAACGGCGCTGAGTCCACGAGATAATCATGCTCCCAGATCGCACGATCTACGGCGAAGACACCACGCTCGCTCATTGCATAGCCTTCTGATCGTAATACTTTTCAAAATCGAATGGCAGCAAACCGTGATCGGCTAATTCCGTGATGCCGACCATCAAGCGAGCAGAATCACGCTCGGCTTTCGTAAATTTCATAGATCGGAAATAAGATTCGAAATTACAAACCACAATTCTCATCGCATCGGCAGGGTGCATATCGAACCACTCGCCCATGAGGTTTTGGTCTTTGTAGAGTTGGTGAAAGGCTCTCTCGAACTCTGTCGCCAGCAAACGGCTGGGAACACAGAAAGAGAAGGCCACTTCCAGTTTCGAAGGATTCCCGGTTTGAAGAGCTGCAAGTCGAGTTTGTGGGTTATCGGCAATTCCTATCTTCACAGGCCCCAGAAACTGATCATCCGAATTAACGTGAGATATGATGTAGAGGAAACAACGCTTCATGCCCCACTCCATTCTTTGATCTGGTCGGTGAGGCGTTCAATATCTGAAGCAACAACGGCGTCTTGTTCGCGAAGCGCGGTGATCTTTCTCACGGCATGCAATACAGTCGTGTGATCGCGACCGCCGAAGCGGCGGCCAATCTCTGGCAAAGATTTCAGCGTAAGGGTTTTGGCAAGATACATGGCCACCTGACGCGGCAAGACAACCTTATGAGTGCGGCGATTTGAAAGAAGATCGACTTGGCTTACTTCATAGTGAAGGCCAACAACTTCGCGGATTGTTTTCACATGGATGACCGGAACCCGATCTTCCGGCTCGCTCGATAAATCAAGCCAGTCCCGAACTCGCGGCCATAGGCAACGAGGGGCATTCGGGTTTTCAATAAATGGGGGCTTGACTGTCTTCCACCTGACTTCAGGTTCATGCTTTGGGGTGCGGAAAAGAGCATTCAGCCTTTTCCTGCTTGCCAGTTGTTCTGCGGGGGATGGGAGGGTCATGAATTATTCCCAATCTCATCAACGCAAAAAGCGAAAAACAGAAAGCCGAAGAAGGCCGCCGTCCAATACGAGTCTGCGTAAAGACCCGCGCCCATAATCAGGCCAGTCAAATATCCGCAGAGGCGACGAGCGGTCATCCCTCACCCCCAAGCAATGGGGCAGACGAATGCCCCCTAAACTGCCAGCCACTAGGCCGAACAGCGTTCCATTCTTCCAGTATCGACATGACCTGATCCTGGGTTCTTGCTACCTCACAGGGAATCCGATGGTTCTGCGCCCAAGCGAAAAACTCTCGCTGCTCAATTGATAGATCGTTCTTGCCCCATTTCAGCTCTAGGAAATGGCAGTCGCCGTTAATCCAGATTTCCAGATCGGGAATGCCGGCAGAAACACCCATAGCCCCACGCTTGCCGATGGAAGCGTTTGAGACTTTCCCTTCATTCGCCGTATGCCAGAAGCGAACGTCAGGACGGGCAAATGCACGAAGCTGCTGTACGGTCCACTTGTGCAGACCGTATTCGCTGTCGATTGGTGCTTCCCGAATCCGGGTTGGCTTGCGCTGGACAACGAAGGTCATGCAGCCCTCGCCTTCTCGATACATCTGCACTCTCGCTTTGCTTTCTTGTCAGCAAGGACTTCTGCGCGAAGTTGTTTGTGTAGGGCTTTGTATGCCCGCAGATAGGCGCGGGTTTTTGCTGTTGGTTGGGTGAGATTATGAGTCGCCATCTATCGCCTCTCTTGCTGCGATGATGGTCGGAACGTCACGGCTATGTGGCGTGATAGCGTAGTAGGAATCTTGGCAATCATGGCACTCACGGCCTTGCGGGCCTTGCTCTTGGAGCCGTGACGGCGGCAAGTGCTCGTGGGGTCGCTAAACCAGTCACCGCCGATCTTTGTGCCGGTATCGTGATCTACGCCATGAAGCCGCTCGACGCCGCAATCGCGCGAAGTAAATCTCGCGCTCTTTCCAATAGCTGTCCGATAACCGGACAGACTCGGCACCTTTACGGCGTTGCCCGACGGCATCAGCGCCGGCACATCGCCCCACAGGTGGAAGCTTCCGAAGTTCCACCGTGAGCGCCCTACCCACGGAATCGCCCCGCGCACATTCTCGACAACGAGCGGGATATGCCGACCAGCAGCCGCGCAAGCCTCTTTTTGGATGCGGAAGCAGGCATTGAACAGCCGGTTCAGCCGCTCCAATTCGGCGCCAGTTGTGTCTGCGCGAATAGCCGCGGCCTTTGCCTTCGCAAGTTTCCACGGCATCGCCATGTAGGAATACTCCTGACACGGCGGCGAGGCGACGATCAGAGTGGCGTTTCGGAACTGCGAGCCGTGAAGTGTAAGCACGTCCTGGATCACAAGCTGCGCGGGGTAGCGCTGCTCACCGTATTTGTGTTCTTCGATATCGAACCCGATCACGTTGTAGCCCTCGGCAAGCAAACCTTCAGTCCAACCGCCAAGTCCACAGAACAGGTCAATCGCAAGCGGCTTCTCAGCAGCGGCGAATCTATCGTTTTCGTTGTAATAGGCGCCCACATTTCCCACCTAAATCAGTCTTGGTTTTTTCATCGGACAGGGAAACCAAGAAACCTGTTGTGGAACGAAAATGCAGTTCGCTCCGATCTCAGTTATCCCCTTCAAGCCAATCCGAAATGCGGGTCCAGAATCGTGCCCGGCGCAAATGCTTGCGCGCGAGCCAATCGCAATAGTCCGCGAGCCGCTTCCGAATCCACATCATGCTCAGTCCGCCGCATCCAAACCTTCCAACTCCAACTCAAGCTGCTTGATCTGTTCGCGGAGCGCTTCCCGCTTCGTCTTGCGCTTGAAGCGCCGCCACCAGATCGGGCGCGCGCTCCCCATGATTGCTTCGAGGATTTTAAGCCCTCTTCGCTCCGTAAAAGCGCGGTCAGATCGTCAGCCGAAATGTCGTAGCGCCGGGCCAGCCAATACTTCGCCATGCGGACGGAAGTGTTTGTGCGGCTTGCTAATTCCTCAGCCGTTTTCGTCGGCCACAAGGCCTGCGCTACACGCATGACGTTCAAATTCGTGTGCAAGCCCTTGCGCGAAATGGTGCAAGCCCTTGCACCGCTCGGATTAGACTTCCCCGCCATGCTCGCTACGTTGCTCGACATGATTAAACGCTCACAGATTCAGGAATTGAAAGCCCGCACGAACGCAGCTTCTTGTGCCAAAGAATCTGCTCGCGCTTGCGGGTGTAATAACCACGCTGCTGCGCAAGAATTTCTTCGCGCTTCTTTGCGTAATACTTGCGGTTCAGGATTTTCTTTTTCTCACGGGCGGTCAGCATGACAACGCTCCGTGTGACTTGTTCGACAGTCGTGCCGATCCTTGAGCGGCAGTCTTTAGTGCTGCGCTTTTACGGAAACGACTTCCGCTGCATGAATGTGTACGAACTAGACCTGACAGTTGCCGAGCAATTGACCGAACATCTTGCGAGGCAAGGCGACCAACTCGCGAGGCTGGTAGGCCGGTATGAGCCGTGAAATCGGATTTTCGGAATGAAGAACCTATTACCACGCCTTGCGCTATTGCCCGGAAAGAACAAATATCTCCCGCGTCACGAAGAGGGCTGCCATGAAGAAATTCGCGTTCGAGTTTGGCGCAGGCTTCGCGCTTATTGCCATCCCGCTTCTGCTCTACTGGTTCGACCAGTGGCAGATATTCTTGGATCGGTGCTGACCGCACGGGAGCAATCTCACGCGCTGATTTCATTGTGCGGCCTCGGCTGGTTCGTCCATCCGCCACAGACTTGCCGGCGCGGTCTTGCCCTTTTCGAGAAGGGCCGAGCGCATCGCGAGAAAGGTATTTGGCGGGAAAGTCGCCCGCTTCGACCAGTTCCACGCGGCTGTGTATTTCCGGCCAGTGATCTCGGCAGCCTTCGCAGGACCGCCAAGCTCGGAAATAACTTCAGCCGTTGTTTCGAGTACGTTTGCCATCTGACATGGCTTTTACTCCACATCTTGTGGAGGCGCAATATCCAAAATTAGTGGATGGCGCACAAATCCACGCTTTGTGAAGAAAGCCCATGCCAATTGATGATGAGGGCACCCGGCAACGGACCAGGATCATCCGTCTCGCCTTTTGCGAGCGCGATGAAAGCGGCAAGCCGGAGCCCGCCAGAGCCTTTGCCGCCCGCCTGAATATCGGGGAGCAGGCTTGGAACAACTTTGAAACGAGAAAACAGACCAGAATCGGCTTGGACAGCGCCGTGCGCTTGGTCGAGCATTATGCAGGGCTAACGCTCGACTACATCTACCTGAACGACAAGTCAGGGCTCCCCGTCCCGATTCAGCGGGAGATATTCCGGGCTGAAAAGGAAGCCTCTCAGGAGGCCCCCTCCCGATCCGGCAGGACTAGCCTTAAGGCAGGACGGGCGGGCCGCTCCCCCTCCAAAAGGGCGTCTACGAGCTCTAGGGCGTGAAGCAGAATCTTCCTGCCGTCTTCGCCTTCCGGCAGCTTAGAGACGATCTGAATGGCATACCGCTGCAAAGAGACTCCCGTGGGCATTGGCTCGCTCCCTCTTCTGGCTAAGCCCATAGACTAGGTAGAAATTCCTAAAACAGCAAGTTTGTTCTTGTATTGTTCCCGTTTCTGTTTAGGTTAATCCTAGAGGAGCCCTTGTTTGGGTGCGGCGCGAAAGGGCTGATTTGGTTAATCAGTCGCGAAGGAAGCCGGAGAAAGCCCAACCTACCCCGGTAAGCAAAGCCCAGACGGCCGCCGCGATCCCGAGCGTCAGGGCGAGGCCAGGAAGAAACGAAACGAGGATATTGCGTCTCTGGTCGGGCCACGGCGTGTCGGTAATCATCCTGGCAATGGCGGGGCTAATATAGGCATCCTTGCCTTGGCAGCCGTACTCGGCGGCATTGACGCGGGCAAGTTCAAACCCTTTCGGCACGGCGAGAGGCGATTTCTCGATCGCCTTCACGATACAGGCGGCCTGAAGGCGGGAAACGTACTCCTCCTCAATCTTATCTCTGGCAGCCATTGTAACGACCACCAGCCCGATAAGGGCTACCCCCGCCCCGATTAGGGCTCCTATCCTGTTAAAACCCCTACGGACGCGCCCTGACGTTCCTAAGGGCTGATTCTGGCTGATCTGATCCATGAGCGAGATTATCGCCGGTCGGGCAGAAAAATAATATCCACTTCTTGTGGATTTGCTATTGACCTCTCCACTTTCTGTGGAGTACCTTCTCTCCATCGACCTTGGAGAGACGAAATGACCTCCCTCGAAATCATCGTAAAAGTTCACTTCGGCAACGACGCTGAACTGTTTCGCTTTCAGTCCGTCGAGAAAGCCGCCTCCTATCTCCGCGACGCGCACAAGTACGACCCCATCGAATACGTGATGGAAGTCGAGAAGGACGCGAACGGAATCTCTCACGGCTTCGACCGCAAGGAAGATTTCGAGAAGGCTTGGCTCGCGGGAGAATACGACGACGCGATCTGGGCTTACGAAGGCCAGCCCCGCAATCATCCTGACGGCATTTCCCAAGACGAACTTCTGAACCGCGCAGAAGGCCCGACCTTCTGTGAAGGCGAAGCCGCGAAGGTTTCTCGCGGCACCGATCTTATCGCAGCGGAGTAACGAACATGAACCACGACTCCGACTTTGAAGGCCTAGACATTTACGAGGTAGCAGGAAGCGTTCTTGCTCTCTGCATTCTCGCGGCCTCCATCATTTCATTCTGGGTGGCGTTGCCATGAGCAAACTAGCGCACTCCAATGAATACTTCATGCGCGAACTTGAAATCCGCGCGATGGCGAAAGACGCGCCGGAAGAACTGCAAGTTCAGTTCGAGCGCCTGACCGTCTCGCTTGTCGGTGACGCGGAAGAACTCTCGCAGCTCGACAAGTTTGCCGATCTTGAAGTCGGCTCAGTCGAACTGACCTCGCTTTCAAATGCAGTCACGCATTTGCAGGCTTTCATTCTCAAGCATCGCAGAAAGGTGGCGGCGTGATGAAACGCATCGACCCCGCTTTCGTCCGCCAGCAAATCGACGCCCTGCTCTTGCGCTTTCCAGAACTGGAAGGCGACGAAGAACTCCGCGCTGACATGATCGAAGCCGAGACGGACACGCTTGAGCTGCTGGCCATTCTCGTTCGCAAGAAAGCGGAGGCTGACGCCTACGCTACCGGCATCAAGTCCTACCAGGATGAACTCGGCAAGCGCCGCTCCCGCATGGAGCGCAGGTCCGAAGCATCCAAGGAACTGATGTTCAAGATCATGGAAGCGGCTGGCTTGCAGAAAGCAGAACTGCAAGAGGCCACGCTATCCATCCGGGCGGGAACGCCCAAGGTAATCATTACCGACGAAGGCTCCCTTCCCGATCAATTCGTGAAGGTCGAGCGGACGGCGAAGAAAAAGGAAATCGCTGACGCCTTGAAGAAAGGAGAAGCGGTTGAGGGCGCTTCCCTGTCGAATGGCGAAGCAACGCTCATGGTGAGGATGAACTGATATGAAAATATTCGATCAACTGGCCGCGCCCTTCCCTCCCGACCGTGTTTCGTGGCGAATCGGTTCGACGAATGGCGACAAAACCAAGGGGTTGGCGCTGGCCTATGTCGATGCGCGGGACGTAATGGATCGTCTTGACGCCGTTGTCGGCCCAGCCAACTGGCAAAACAGATATCCACACGCGAACGGAAAGACCGTTTGCGAGATCGGCATCAACATGATGCCGGGGATGTTTATTGCAGGCCACAAGGACGAACCCCCGCAAGCCCTTCCCTCAAACTGGGTCTGGAAATCAGACGGCGCTGGCGACAGCGATGTTGAGGCGGAAAAAGGTGCGTTGTCAGATGCCTTCAAGCGCGCCGCGGTTCGCTGGGGCATTGGCCGTTACCTCTACGATATTTCATCGCCTTGGGTGTCGATAACCCAGCGCGGCCGTTCTTACGTCATCGCTGATAGCGAATACCCAAAACTGGAAAAGCTGCTGATCGTTCAAGGCGGCAAGCCTGATGCATCGCCATCGCTTGTTGATTTTGCGCGAGAGGCAGCCGCAAGGGGCATCGATTCCTACAAGGACTGGTACCTGGCGCAGTCGATCAACGACCGAAACGCATTGGCCCCGTACCACGAACAACTCAAATCGGATGCCCTCAATGCATCTGGAATCACAGGAGAAGCAGCAGCATGAGCAACCGCTGGGACGTTTTATCGCCACGCGCCGGCAAGGAAGGGAAGACCTTCTGGCATCGCGTAGGCACCGCATGGCAAGGCGACAAGGGTATCTCGATCACCTTTGACAGTCTTCCGCTGCCTGACGCTGAGGGCAAGGTTCGCGTGAGCCTGTTCGAGCCGCGCGTGAAAGATGCAGCTAAGGGCGGCGGGAAGCGTGCCGATCTGGACGACGCGGTGCCATTCTAGCCATGAAAACCTGCCGCACCTGCAATCAGCGAAAGTCCTTGCTCAAGTTTTACCGCAACAAGGGAGCGGTAACGCCTGACTGTCGGGACTGTCACAGAGATAAGGTTAAGCAGCGAAGACTGACTGACCCGAAAGTGCGGGAATATGACCGGCTACGCGCAAAACTGCCCCATCGCAAGCTGCTCGGCAGAGCGAATAGCCTAAAATGGCGGGCCAACAATCCCGAAGGCTACAAGGCCCACACCGCTGTCGGAAACGCGGTGCGCGACGGCAAGCTGAAGAAGTTGCCGTGCCAAGTCTGCGGCAACAACCGCGTTCACGCTCATCACAGGGACTATAGCAAACCTCTCGATGTGGTCTGGCTTTGCGCTAGGTGCCATCACCGATTGCACGCTCTGTTTCCAGAACTTGAGGCCTCCAACAAACAGAAGGCATCATGACCGACAACCGGCCTATCTCCGAGCAATACCGCCTCGCTTCTCTCAGGTGGGTCAAGGCAAATGCTGCCGCTGATCTGCTTGAAGAAACGAAGTCTGCCGTTCTCTCGCAGAAAATGGCGGCGCTCGGGGATATGCCGGTTTCCCGCGCTGAATTGAAAGTGAAGTCAGGCGCGGATTGGAAAGAGCATATCGAGAAGATCGTCGATGCAAGGCGGGAAGCGAACGAGCTGAAAGTCGAGGCAGATTTTCTTCGGATGAAATTTTTCGAATGGCAATCCCACGAAGCCAGCAAGCGCGTGGAGGCAAGGCTGTGAGCCGCGCTGAGTTCACAAACGCAACCAAGCGCGATGCTTTCGTGCGCGCCGATGGGCGCTGCGAAGGGAAAATGCCGAACGGAGAGCGCTGCAATATGAAGCTGCGATCCGGCGAGGCTGAATACGATCACATCATTGCCGAGTGGCTGACCCGCGATAACTCGCTGGAGAACTGCCAAGTGCTTTGCGTCCCCTGTCACAAGCACAAGACCGGCAAGCGCGATGTACCGATGATTGCGAAGACAAAACGTCAGCGCGATCAAGAGCAAGGAATCAGGCGGAAGAAGAAAAAGATGGGCTACCGCAGGTTTAACGGCACTCCAGTGCCAGTGCGTTACGAATAGGGAGAAACCTACCGTGTCTCAGAATGAAAACCCGATAGCTTCTGCCTTCGATGACTTCATGCGCTCGTTTGAGGCGTTCAAGCGCGAGAACAATACCCGTTTTGAGGGACTTGAGCGCACGGAACGAGTGACTGATCTGGAACGCGACAATCAGCGAATGCGAGAAGTGCTGGAGGAGGCAAGTAGAGCGTATAGCATGGCGGCATCTAAAGCGAGCGGCTCTGAACTTCGCGCAGCGCTGTTGGATTGCGCTGCACGTATCGACGCCGCCCTCCACCCACTAACTGAGGATAAGTAATCATGACCGTAAAAGTAAAAACCTTTTCTGTTTTCAAGTGGACAGGAGGAAGCGGCAGACGGGGCTCGTGGACTCTTCTAGCCACGGTTGACACCCTCTCAGAGGCCGAACGCCTTGCAGAATTGAACTGCCGTGGAAATTCCGATCTCTACACGGAGCCAGGTCGGGATTTGCCGCGCGCCTACTTCTCAAAACGCAGCGACGATCGCTGGGAAACTTCGATAAGGGAAAACCCATGACCGTATTGCTGACATTTAAGTTTCGCGTCCGCGACAAGCACTCAACCGAGCTAGATCGGCAAGCCAGAGCCGTTAATTTTGTCTGGAACTATTGCAATGAAACACAACAGAAGGCCGCACGGCTCGGCCGTAAATGGCTGACGGGTTTCGATCTTCAGCGCCTAACCGCAGGGGCATCGAAAGACCTCGATCTGCACGCTCACACTATTCAGAAAGTGTGCCAGCAATACGACCACTCTCGGGGTAAACAGCGCAAACCGTGGCTCAAGTTTCGTGGTCGCAAATCTCTCGGCTGGGTTCCGTTCAACCAAGGACACATTACCGTTGTCGACCCCGGCAAGGTTAAGTTCCGTGGCATCGTCTACGAAACGATGCACTGGCGGGACCTGCCGGCGGGTTCGGTTATTCGCGCTGGCAGTTTTAATCGGGATGCGCGCGGACGCTGGTACATCAATATGCCCGTCGAAATGCCGTTGCGCGAGTTTGCACCGACATCCGCCGTTGGTATAGACCTTGGCTTGAAGGATCTCGCCACCTTATCGACGGGCGAGAAGATTGAAGTGCCGCGCCACTACCGCCGCCTCGAATCCAAATTCGGCATGGCGCAGCGGGCCAGAAAGAAGCGTCTCGTCCGCAACATCGCGGCGAAGATCGCCAACGCCCGCAAGGATCATCATCACAAGGTTTCGGCTCGGATTGCCTTGGCCCACAGCGTCATCTGTGTGGGCAACGTATCGAGCGAAAAACTGGCCCGGACCCGGATGGCAAAGAGTGTGCTTGATGCCGGCTGGTCCACGCTTCGAAAACAACTCTCGTACAAGGCCCTTAGGCATAGCGGGACGTACATCGAAGTGGACGAGGCCTACACGTCTCAGACCTGTTCCGCTTGCGGCACACTGCCGGAAGGGAGGCCGAAAGGTATCGCGGGTCTCGAAATAAGGCAGTGGGAGTGCGGAGATTGTGGAGCGGTCCACGATCGCGACGTTAACGCCGCACTCAACATTGCCCGTCGCGGACTGGCGACGCTTGCAGAAGGAGCCTTGGCATGAAGTCGGAGCAGATGCTCGGTCGTTCAAGTCCAGGAGCAGTCATTACAGCCGAACAGTATTTCAACCCAGGAGCCACGTCATGACCGAGGCGAAGCGGGAGTTTTGGGACGAATGGCGCGGCTCTTTCGATGGCCGCCCCTCGATGCTGATTAAGCGGCTGTTCGAGTTCGCTGGCCGCCGGGTCGATCTGCACAAATTCGTGCGCGCCGACGATGAAGGCTGTTTCCATACGCACCCCGCGACGGCAATCCGCATCGTTCTGTGGGGCGGGTACGTCGAACAAATCAACCACGGCGACCACATGCCTTTCACCTACCGCACGTTGCGCCCCGGCAGCGTAAGCGTGGTGAAGCCCGACCTTTGCCACCGCATCGATCAACTCCGCAATGGCCGCTGCTCTTATTCGCTTTGGCTGCGCGGGAAGAAAACGGCGCAAGTCGAGATTCGAGGTCACTGTGACTGACAAACAGGCGAAGCGGGAGGCGACACCGAGGCCGTGGTACGTTTACACGGGCCAAAGCAATGATGACGGCGAATACGACGCCATTGCTATCTCGGCAAACGGGAAGGGGCCGAACGGAGGCTGGGTTGGCCTGCATGTGGCGCGAATGCCGGTGCCAGATGACCGCTCGTTCAATAAGAGGACGCGCGCTGAAATAAACGCCAACGCGGAACTGATCGTCCGCTGCGTGAACGAACACGACGCCCTCGTTGCGGCTCTGGAAGAGGCGAAGGCGCTTAGCGTTCTACTGGACGAATGCGCCCGCACCGCCTTGAACCTGTTGCGCCGCCATGATGAACGGCTGGCAGACTCGATCATCACTAAGTACGCGCCCGCGCTATCGAGCGTCACTTCGGCCCTCTCTCGCGGAGGGCGTGATGGCTGAGTTTGGACACAAATTCACGAACGCCAATAATCTTTGCATCGACTATTGGGGAGCCGGTCCGTTCGAGATCGATGTTGATGGGAAAGTATATCGCTTTGAGGACAGTGATCGGTTCGGCCCTTCGCTTGTGAACAAGCGCGGCGACACCCTTCGCAATCCTTACCCGCCAGAGCATAGCCCATTTTGGCGGGCGCATCTTGCTTGGGTTAAGCAAGGCCGTCGCGTTGATGGCATCCGGTGTATTTACGCACCGCTACGTCCAACAAAATATATTCTGCTCAATAAGAGCAGCGCGGAGATCGTCGAACACGGAGATCCCGATGGCGGCTATGAGCGTGTCTATACCCGCGATGGGAGATCGTGATGGCTGAAAAGCTGATCGAGCAGAAGGGAGAATTTTGCTCTGACTGCCCGCCTGTTGGTTATCCGACAGACAAGACACGCTGCGCTCTATGCCCGCGCCGCTCTCGAAAAGGATTCAGAAAATGAAGGGTGAGAAACTGACGAAGGCGCAGAAGGAAGTTTTGCTGGAGGCACACAAGGCGATGCGTGATGGCGGGATTTGGTTTCGCCGGTCTTCTCTGGTTGTCGCAATGCGAATGAAAGATCGAGGGTTACTTTCGTGTTTAAGGCGTCATCCGGAACACAAAATGTTTCTTTTCAGGATCACTAGAGCAGGCCGCGCCGCCCTTCGTTCCCAAGGAGGAAGTGATGGGAAGTAAACGTGATGATGGTGGGCCGGTAAAATCGGATGGGCCTCCGCGTAACTGCTCGTGCCACCCGACCGATGTTTATTTCCCATGCCAGCGAGAACAGGCATTTACGCAATGCGAGAATAAATATCTGCGAAATCGCGTTGAGCAATCAACGCGCGTGTGGAAGGAGATCATACGAATAATCGAGAAAAACCACGATTTAAACGGGACGTTTTCGTCCCTGTCCGATCTCGTGTCGGCAATATACTGGATGGCTGATAACGCCAAAACAGAAATACCAAAGCAGAATACGAGCGGCTTTACTCTCATAGACAACAACTTACTTGAGATTGCCGAAGTGTTCTTGCGCGCAAAAAGCGAAACACCGGGGGTGTATCGCCGTCGATATAAAGGTGAATTGCTCAAGGCCGACGAAATTGCCGACGCCCTAATCGCCGCTCGCAAGGGAGGCGATGAATGAAACAGACCCACACCACACAAGAAGCAGAGGGGCGGGAACTTGCGAAGCGCATGCGCGACTTTGTGCAGAGTCGCGGCGGCCCGGCGAAAGACGCTGACGGTAAGCCGGTTGGCACCTGCTGGCCGATGATGCTTGAGGCCGCAGGCAAGATCGACGCCCTCCTTTCTCGCGTATCGGTGCTTGAGAAGGCGCTGTTGCGGATGCCCCACGACGCATGGCGAGCACAGAACCAGGATATTTTTGTTCGCGTCCTAGATAGGGTTGCCGGGTTTTATGACGACTCGCGAGAAGAAATACAGAACCACTTTGAAATGCAAGTGATGCTAGAAGACAGGGCCGAGTTTCAGGGGCGCCGAAGGGGCGTCAGCCAATCCACCCCCGCATCAGAATAATTCTCTACGCTATGCCGCTCGCATTACTGATCGGGATTGTTCTGCAATATCTGAAATGAAACTCTCCCTCATGAAAGCTGAGGGCTATGAAGGCCTGCTCGTCGATTGCAGGACATGCAGAAAGCTGGTCGAGATTCCGTTCGACAAACTACCGGACGGAGAGTTCGTGGAAGTAGCAGCGAAGCTGATCTGCTTGGTCTGCAACAAACGACCTAACGTCACGACTTACCGATCTCATACGGCTGGCATGGTGATCGGAGGGATTAAGCGTTAGCGCTTGCGCTTGTTGCCTAGCGTGAGTGTCACTACTGGCCCGCCGGAATTGTTGTCCAGATCGCAGGCAATCTCGACCGCCTTCTTTGCGGAAGCCCCCGCCTTCATTGCGGCCAGCGCTATCACGAATCCAGAGCCTTCCGCGAAAAATGAGCCCTCAAGCTCGGTGTAGCCAGAATGCTTCCCGCCCTCGAGATAAAACACCTTGCCATCATCTGCGTGAACGTAAAGACCCATTGCGCCCTTACAGTCGCTGAATAGATCGTGGTTGAGTCCTCCACTCACCGAGGCCTGCTTCATGATATCAAGCATCCGCTCACAGGAGGTTGACCTTCCGCAAAATCCCACCAACGAACCATCGGGAAGTTTGTGGATCTTCGTTGCCTTTGCGTAATTGGTTTCGCAGGCAGAGGTCTTGGAGTCTGCGGCCATAATGCCGTCTCGATAAGCGAGGGTTGTCACGACGCCAACTCCCCCGCGATCGCGGCATAGCCGACAAGATCAACGTAGTCGTCTTGATTAAATGCACCGAGCTGCGTTCTGGCGAGCTTCAGAAGAACCATCATTTGCGCAACATCTGTTTCTGTAAGAGGTGACGCGGGATCCCTGCGAATGTCGAGATATGCATTCCAGAGTGCCGCAATGTTCTTGTGGTTTTTCCGCTTGTCGCCATGAGTGTTGGCGCGGTCGTTCGCGACCAGATCGGCGGCGCTCTTAATGAGATGATCTGCCGCGGCCATTAGAAAACCTCCAGCGTCTCGGGATGGATGAAAAAGACCGGCTTGCCGATCATCTCGAAATAGGCAATCTCCCGCGCGATTCCCTTGCTCGATTGGTGCCCGGTCATTCTCGCAACCAGAAGGCAATCTGCTTTGTGCAGAAACGTATCGTTCAGCGGGTACCAGATGTTTTCGTCAAGCGCGTTTACTGCGCCATGTGTCGTCAGAGGATGACCGTATGTGATCGGAGCGAAGACGCCTAGACCGAGCTTTACAAGCTTCCCCGCCAGTTCGGTTACGTCTTCAAACGCAGCGCTCAATCCCTTCGCATAAAGCGTGTAGGGCGATGCCAGATAAATGAGGCCGTACTTTTTTAGTCCCTCGAGTGAGATATCGTTGTTGACCGGCCTCAGATGTGGCGGCATGCGCGCTCCTGTTCATTGGATTAGACTTTAATAAGCTCGCCGCGAAACTCGACCATATGGTCGTCCACGACCAAAACCAATTCCGGGTACATGAGCCGCCCGCCACGATAGGTAATCACGGCAAAGCCGCCACGGTGATTGGTAGGATTATCCTCGCCGTAGGAGAATTGTCTTCCCCGGAGGTCGGCTAGGCAGCCGGTATCGACGCCATACCTGGTGCCGTTGTAATCGGAATATGGGGTGACTTTTGCGGAGTGAAGGTGGTTGGTAACAATGCTCTTGCCAGAGGCGAGCGTATTGTTGTGGGTCGCGTGGGTGCCGCCCTTGTAGCGATGCTTCACCACGAGTTCATCGTTGATGAAGACCGAGTAGCAGGGCTGCCAGCGATCGGAGAAGTGGTCCTTGAGACTCGTGCCGCGCACCCCTGCATATTCGGGGGCGACCTGCACAAGGCGGGATTCAAAGCGCGCATCGTGATTGCCGAGCGTCCAGAATAACTGCGCCTTCGTTCCTGCGGCTTGCAGGATCTCGTGCATGCGGGCTTGGCAGGTTTCCAGTTCGTCGATGACTGATGGATTTTGCTCCCAGTTCACCGAGGGATGGCGGGAAACGGTAGCCCCATCGAATACATCGCCGTTCACGACAACGATCTTGGGCTTCAGCTTCCTGATGAACTTGACGAAGGCCCGATGGCCTGTGGAAGCGTGTCCGGGCCAGTAGTGAGCGTCGCCACCTATCAGGACGATTCCATCGCTGAGAGAGGTTTCGAGGCGGCCGGGGTAGACCGAGTGTTTGGTCTGGCTTTCGCCTCTTGGCGTGCCGATCTTGAGGCCGGTTCTGCGCTCAATCGATTTTCTGCGGGCGTGGACGTTGCGCTCGGTGATGCCTAATTGTCTGGCCGTCTGAGCGGGTCCTCGGGTTTTCACTAAACGGATGAAATCGGATTCCGTGATAGCGGTTTTACCCAATCCGTCACCTATGCGCTGTTGAAGGAAATTAGCGGCGCTGCCGCTCAAGCGCGTCAATGCGCTTGCCAAAACCGTTCATCTGTTCTTTCACAATGGCGGTGTCCAGAAAGACAGATTGCAGTTTCTCGATTTGCCTTTCGATTGCGTTCAATCGATAATCGAAAAGATAGGCACCCCCGATAATGGATACGATCACGGCAGATAGCGTGATGACGTGGCCTAGATTGATTGTGGGGTCGAAGCGCGGGCGCGCGAGGTCTCTCATTTGCGGTTCGCCAGAGAAGAAACTAGCCCCATGCCGACCTTGCCGGCCGCATAGATGCCGAAGAAAGAAAGCAGGATCGCGCCCTCCCATTCGTTAAACGGAGCCGGGAACGCCGCGACCGACCATCCGTGGATTTCCCATGATGTGCCGACCGTCAACGTGTCGTAGGCAACCAGCCAAAGGTGCAGGACGAAAGGAACGGCGATCAAAAACGTAATCAGCCGCATTTCCCAGAAGCCCGCAGTCGCAAGACGTACCTGCAACATGGCGTCTAGCTTTGCCTTCGCCCACTCCGCTTCCATGCGAAGTTTTGCGTCTTCGCTATCGCGGTACTTGAACCAAATGTCTTTCAGGACGTTGACGCCGCCGCCGATAAACCAGCCCGCAATCCACTTGATGACGATCACGACACAGGCCCCGTGGGGTACTGCATGGCGTCGCGTTTATTCTTCCGATACCAGGCGAAGCCGACAGCAAGAGACGCAACGATCACAAGTGCAATCGCTGCAAGCGAATAAGGATTATTCACGCCGTTGATGATCGAGCCGACAAAGGTCGCGCAGGTCGCCTGTAAGCTTGGGTTCGAGTACCAAGCCTCTGGAGGCGTTGCCGCAATCGGGGCGTCCGGGATCGCTTCCATCGGGGGCGCGGGATTAGCGGGGGCGGAGAAAGCGCTTGCTCCCAGATTTGCTTTCGCTCGAGCAAGGGCGTTCTTGCGGTCTTGCAGGCCATTATAGCCGCCGTTAATGCGCCGGGTGATTTCGTTCACATCGTCGCGGTCAGCCCAGCCATTAAGCCCCTTGGCTTTCCAGTATTCGCAGGCGATACGAACGGAGTTCTCCGGCTGCGCGGCGAGATCGGGATTGTTCTCCAGATCGATGCCAAGCATGTTCCCATAGGCGCGATAGTTTGCGCGCCCGGTAAGCTGAAAGATACCCCTGCCCTTGTATCGAACGCCGTCGCCTTTGTAGATGTTGCCAAGATCTTTCCGGCCTTCATAAGCAGCGCCAGAAGCATACTCGTACAGCGTTCGGAATTGCGCCGACTCGTGACAGGCTTGCGCAAGAAAGTGCGCAGCACGCAACGGCGTGTCGATGTTGTACGCCGTCATGTGCTTGGATAGCGGACCGGGCAGAGAAGAAACGACAGCCTCATTAGGCTGAATCGCGATCTTCTTTAGCAACGCCGCGTCGATGCGGATGCTCATTAGACCAGCCAGATCGCAAGAACGATCGAGACAGGCCACAGGATCGCGACGACACCCGGCCAGTCCTGCACGAAGTCAACGTAGCTGTTGACGGCCTTCTTGATGAAATCCCATGCTTTCTGCATTAGAGTTTCCCCTTCACGATAGCCCACAGGCGGGCGTAGCCATTCGGCGTTAGATGAAATCCAGATCGTTCCTTGTCTGGAAAGCCGATTGCGCGCATCGAGACATAATTCGGAACAGTGAGCGCAAGGAACGTATCGGCTTGATCGGAATACCCATCCCACCAGTAAGCAGGCGCGCGAATTGGTCCGATCCAGATCAGCTTTTGGTTTTGCGCTTTCGCGGTCGCCAGTACCGCACCGACAGCGGTTTGAAATCCAGCAAGCCTGGCTGCGGCGTCGTTCGTACCGGCACATACGATGACCGTCGCTCCGGCAGGCAGTCTGCGGAGCTGCGATACGACTTCACGGGTTGGTGCACCGTTACGTGCGACTGACGGAAGCCCTGTGACTTGAGCCAGCGCAACACAGTGCGAATCCCCGGCAATGTAGGTAGCTTCATTAGCCCTCACCGCTGCGAGTAATGCGCCAGCAAGAATTGCTACCCCGCTCGCAATGACCGCGATGCAGAAGGCGCGCACGACTACGGCCACCTTGAAACGACCAGCGAGGAAAGCGGCTCGCACATATACGAGACGCGCGCGCCGGAGGCGTTACCGGAAATTGTGCGAACACGGCCGGGCGGACATTCGCCGGCAACGACTTTCGAGATATGCCCGCGCGAAATGAATAGTGAGCCGACCGCAGCACGAGGCGCAGGCGAACCGTAGTTGTGCCAGCTACTCACGGCGTTATAGGCAGGACCCGGATCGGGACGGCCCATCGCCACGACTTCAAGCCGCATGGCGTAACCGCACCATGGGCCGGGCGCGCCGTGTGGGCGCGAAGCACCGAGATTGGCTTCCAGCCACGAGCCGCCAATGGAAAGATTGAAGCCGGTATTGAGCGAGGCTGTGCGCTGAACGTGGGCGGGACGTTGAACCTGTTTTACGCTTGCGGGCTGATAAAGATAATCCTGCGCTGAAACGATGCCTTCCTGTGCTTTAGCGTGGGTTGCGATCATCGCAGACAAAGCGATGCCTAGCCCGACAAGAATGCCGATGCCTTTCATGCAGTTCTCCAAAAATGAAAAAGCCGCCTCGGAGGGCGGCGGGTAATCAGCGTGTCGGGTCGTATGCCCGGCTTAGGGGATCATCTATGTCTGCGGAGTCGCGGTAGTGAGGCCGTGCAGTTCGCACCGAGATAAATTCCCCCCGCAGTTTATGAAACGTCCAGCTAGGGTCTATCCCATCCTGCTCTCGTACCGGGATCATCATTTTTCCATCGTCGGTACGGGACTTTCCCGGATCGGCAGTCACCATTTTCTCGATGAACCCGCTGTCGACGATGACCGCATAGTGCATAGATCGCCTCACGAGTAAGGAGCGGTTGGCGGAGTGAAGTCCGCGGTCCATCGGGCTACCCCGATGGAAATGCGCAGTTCTTCGATCCAGCCAGCGAAAGTTAATCCTCCATCATTCGTTGAGCCAACACACCAGCCATGTCCGAAATTGTAAACTGATAGGCCAGTGACGCTTCGCGTTTCCTTCAAGGTGCCATCGAAGAACAGATAAAGATTATTTCCGCTTCGGGCGGCGGCAATGTGATGCCATGTGTTTGTTGCCAGTGTCACGCCGGTAACGGCTGACAAAGCCGAAAAATTGTACCCACCATTATTAGTTGTTCCGGAGAAGTAGAGCGAAGTCCCATTATGAGCAAACCCGGTGAAATAATCTGCGGTATTCCCGCGCGCACAGAGTACATGATAGGAGCCAGCCCAGCTGCTCGCTCGAACCCACATGTCGATAGTGAAGTCGCTCGATCCCAACTCAAGATCGGCGTCATCAGGTGCCTGCCACCGTCCGCTATTGAAAAGCCCCGACGAGCCGCCGAACTTCGATTGCGCAGTATCGATTTCAGGGTCGCCCGTGCGCGTCATCGTGCGCGCGGAAGAACTTGAATCGGTACAAGTCGTACTCGCGTCGGCGCCGTCGAAATGCAGCATCAGCTTCGTAAAGCTATCGATACCGCCAATACCCGTGGCTCCGTCAACGCCGAAGCCCGCAAGCTGCGTAACCGAAAGTGACATGCTAGGCGTCCGTCGCTGCGCTGGTCGTGAAGTAAACCTTCACGCCATGAAGGCGAGCATCAATGGCCATCGTGTCAGAGCCATCAGACGGATTACGCTTGATCTGGAATTGCACAACGTCGCCAGTGGCAGGCGTCCCTGCAATCGTGATCGCTGAAGACTCCGGCCCAATATATCGGTCGTTCGTCGTGCCGCCCGTATCTGTCGAAGTCTGTTCAGTTCCGAAGGCAACATCGAGCGCGTCGTCATCCGAGGTCGCAACCGCCTGTAGTGCCCAGACAACGCCGAAATTCGTAGTGGTCGAAGCATGCGACCAGACCGGCTGGAACGTCACCGTGCCGTTGTTCCAGCTTTTCGGCATCGCAATCTCGAACTGCGCAAACTCTTGCGTAGTCGTGTCGAAATCGAGCGTGCGCACCATATTCTTGTTGGTGGACATTTCAGCGGTGCCGGAGGCTGCACCGTTCGTTGTGCGCGCCGTCATCGCTGCCGCAGGAACCCAGATGGTTTCCTTGCCCTGCCCTCGCGCAGTAAGCGTAGCGAGCATGGTTGCTACGTCAGCGTCGTCGAGAAGGTTTCGAGCAGCGGAAGTAAACGTAGCGAGCGCCGCAGCGCCGGAGCCAGTGAAGTACGGCACGCGATCCGCTGCGGAAGTCAGGCCGGCAATCGCCGCAAGCTCAGCGTCATAAGCCTGAACGGTCGTGCCGATAGCAGCGGGAGCGAGATAATCCGTTCCTGCTACCGCTGCCGATGGGACGCCGGAAGATGCCTTAACGATCCCGGTGATCGAGGTGGTGGTCTTGATGCCCTTTGCCCCACCATCGCCCAGCACAAGTGCATTGTCGGCAAGATTGACCGCAGCAGTAACGTCGCCAGTGCCTTCGCCGTCCGTTCCCTTATTGCCAGCGGGAGAGAACTCAAACCCAAGATGGGCAGCGCTGCTCGGAAGAGTCGTGCCGGCAACATGTGCCACAGTCACCTTACGATACCCAGTGCCATCAACGACCGAGCCGGATACCGCATAAATCAGCTTAGCCGACGGCGTGGCCGCCGGGGTAATGACCAGCGTACCTTTGGCTGTGTTCGTGCTGTCGTCGAAGCTGTCGAGCCAAGCCGTTACGGTGTTGCCGTCTCGGTCAAGGTTATCGAAATAAATCTCGGTGACGCTTGCCGGGCTCGCGTTGTTGAAGCGAACATCACCATCGCCGGGATCTGCATCGCTGGTTGATGTATCGAAGTTCCATCCTACCGTAGGTATCGCGCCGCGCGGAATACCAAACACAAGCTGGGCGGCGTTGCTCGTACCAGCATTTGAAGCGGTAGCGTTCTGTCCTTCTGCAAGCGTGGAAGTGCTTTGGACGGCAATTGTCGCTGCGTCCCCGTCCTCGCCGGGTAGACCGCGCGAGACACGAACGCGAAGGGTTGGCCTAGTGGTAAAGTTCATGCGTCGAACCTTTTCCCCTCAACGACTTCTGATCCCTCAAGGAGCCATGCCTTGCGAGCGGAGTCGTTGTAGTCCTGATAGAGAATGCAGCGCGCAGTACCCGTTCCGAGTTGCGCGGTCTGCGAAGGTGAAAGCGAAATAATGACATAGCCGGTTGCTGCGTTCGTAAGCGTCAATCCGCTTCCGCTAGTCAGCACGATTGGCGAGCAGGAACGGTCCGAGTACCATTCCATCGCGAGATCGGAATTGGAGAGGTCGATTGCAGCATCGTCGTTTTCACGATCGGTAAAGCGAAGCTCGAGTTCGTAGAGGCCGCCGCATTGCATCGGCATTAGTGCACCTCAATTTCTTCAAGGCGCATGGTGCAGGATGCGACTCCGTTAAACAGGCGGCCCGAGGAATTGCCGTTCATGCGAATAACGCCAACGCCAGCCGGGCTTACGCGCACGCTGTAAGTCTGTTGCGAAGTCGTCGCGGGCGAGTCGATCTTCAGCGTGGCAATATCGATGAAGACCGAATTGGCCCCCTGCGCTTTCACATAAATGCAGGTAGAGCCTCGGAAGATCGCCCAGATCGCATAGGTGCCGGTGCCGGTCGTATAGCCAAACCCGTCAACGGTAATTCTGATTTTGTTTGAGGATGAAGTCGGCGTGATATTCGCCGTGAGGATTTCAGTACCTTCGGCAATCGAAGGCGTGGTGTCGTCTGCCGGAATAAGCGTGGTGAGATCGGCGTTCGCCGTGTAAGGCGTGGCATCTACCGATTGAACGATGACGCTTCCAAAGCTGGCCGCAAGCAGCGCGCGAGTTACTGCGTCTTCCTTTGCAAGATCGCCAAATTCATCATCGCCATTGAGGCCGGTCGCGACTTGGGTTTGAAGTTCGGTAACGGTGTCCTGAATCGTCGAAAGCGAGGAAGACGAAGCCGCGCCTAGATTGGCTCTCGCAGTCGCTGCGTTATTTGCCCCCGTCCCGCCCTGCGCGATACCGACAACAGAGGAAACGCCAAAGCCCGCGCCCAAGCCCGGATCGTAATTGTCCTCGTCCCAGATCGTTACATCATCGGCATCTTTCAGGATCACCCGATAGGTGGACGCCTGCATGAAAATAGTCGGCCAAAGCCCTGCGGAGGTTGATTCCACAGGCTGACTAATGACCGTCGATAGGGTCGAGTCCGAATAGACTTCCTTGGGCGTAGTCGTAGTTGGCTCGTAAAAGAACAATTTCGAGCCGCTGCGAGGCGCGCCGTTCGCGTCGAAAGCCGACGCGCGGGGCATGTTGAATCGAACGGTCAATTTCTGTATCCTCTGGGGATGCTGAAAAGCGAAAGGCGGCCCGCTAGGACCGCCCTGTTGATTTATTTCGTTGCCGTGTGGCTTGTGGTGCCGTGGCCTATTTCACTGGCCGCCTTGATCTTGGGCGGGTGCGCGTACAGTGCCCTGCAATTGGCGGAACAAGGCATCCGCGTGCTGCGGAACGCCTAGCTGTCTTCCAATATCGTCAGCGAACGTGCGCGTAGCCTGATTGAATGCTTGAAGGCTCATTCTGGTAGGTCGTGCCACGGCATTGTAGTAAGCATTAGACCACTTCGCGATTGACGCCGCCGATCTCGGCCTCGAAAGCATCCAAGACATGACCGTTCCGGGAATGATCGTGCTGAGAGTAGAGACGGGGCTAGCCACAAGGCCAGCACCACCAATTCCGAACATGATGTTTTGAGAAGTACCGGACGGGTTTGCAAAGGTATTCAGTTGCTTGAATCGCTGTGAAACCGTTGCGATGTCGTCTAGTGCGTTAGCCAGATCACCCTTGCCAGTAGATCGGAAAAGAAGAGCCTTTCCGGAATCCGAAAGAGCCCCATAGGCGCTCATAAACCGATCGGGCGAAAACCCACTCTGCGTGGTGACATTTCCGGGGGCGGTAACGAACTTCGGGTCTCGCCCCATCCGCTCAATGACGGCGGAAGCGACCTCGTTCCACTCGTCAGCCGGTAACGATCTACGCACCTGCGTCAAAAGAACCTTGTCGCCGTTCTTGTTATTAGCAGCCGCCAAAATGCGGTTGAAAACGGCCTCGTCGCTCTTCGCCCCGACAATTCTCATAAGGTCTTCGCGCCGCTTGGAAACGGCATCGAAGTAAGAATTGGCGCGGTTGAACCTGGAGAGCGCCTGGTTGCCACCGGCGTTGTTTACGGTAGCGCGCAGGTCTTTGGTAAGCGCACCATAGATTTGCTTTAGTTCGGCCTTTGACAAATCGACCGGTAAGATCCCGCTATCTAGCGTTTCTCCAATCCACGATCGCAGGTCTTTCACGCCATTGTAATTCAGGCCGTTGGGCTTAGAAATCGCGGTAGATATTCTGCGAACCGCCTCACTATCCTGCGCGATGCCAGCATTCTGTCGGCGGGCAATGATGCTTTGCGCGACCTTCTGCGTATTGGTCAGCGGCGTAGTAATGTTCGGGTTTACAAGGTTGTCGACGGCATCGTAAAGAGCCTTAGCCTTGTTCCTCGTAGTTTCGCCAATATAGCGTTGCAGGCCCGTTGCTGCGATCTCGCCTGCGCGTTCCGGGTTTGAATTTCCAAACCCATGCTGTACGCCTCTGACGGCATCATCCAACTGATTAATGGCCCTAGCAGATGCGCTGCGGAGTGGCGTTCCCGCCACAGGAACGTTAGACAGCGCCTTACCTGCCTGTTGCGTTACGATGCTATCGCTCGTAACGGCGCGAGGAAGTTGAACGCCAAGGCGATCCGCCGCGTCCTGAACAACTGAACCAGCCGTCTGTTGAGGTGCGGCGCGAACTGCCGGCAACGCTGCGTTGGCAACCGCTCCGATAGGAGCCGCGATGGCTGCGGACGTTGCGCCTTGCTTAAGGCGGTTCTCAAAGCCGCCCTCTCCCTGATTGAAGCCGTACAGGCCGCCAAGCATGCCGGACTCTAGCGCACCGAGCGCAAAGCGTTGACCGATAGTCGCCGCGTTAGCAGCACCAATCCCGCGAGATATCGGATTTGCGAGAGCGCCAGCAATCTCGACGGCGGTCGAGGCTATTGGCTGGTCAGACTTTACGCGAGCCAGCCTCTGTCGTTCTGCATCGAGTAATTCGTCATACTTGCCCTTCCCGATAAGAGCCTGGATTGCGGCTCCAAGTTCATCAGAAAGACCGTATGTAATGCCCTGCATCGCAACGTCAGCGGTTGCATCGGGCTTTAGTTCATCGAGCCGACGAACGTGCTGCTCAACGCGAGCGCCGCGGTTAGTCGGAGCCTCGCGCGCCAAGATGTTATTGATCTCTGGTGCAAGCGGCGTCGGCTGATTAACCGCAGGCGGTACGCTTCTGTCCGTGTTTCCCCAAAGCTGTTGAAAATTGCTTGTGGTGTTCGGAATTAGGTCGTTGAACGAGATTGCCTGCGGGGGCTGTTGCTGCGTTTGTGGCCCAGCCTGAGGCGGCGCATAGGGGCGAACGCCGACCGTTCCGCTAGGACTAAGCACGCCTCGATCCTGACTTGCCGGAACGAGATCGTCGAACATTCCCATTCTTACAGGCCCTGCGGGTTGATGCCGTTTTGGATTAGACGCTGACGGACGGCTTCTGGATTTGCCCCCGCAGCAATGGCCCTGCGCGCGTCGTCAAGCGGGTTTCCGCTCTGTGTATTCGCTTGCGGCGTCAGAACGCGATCAACGTCCAGTGCCGGGAGCCTGTTATCGGAACGGCGCTGCGCGATAAGATTGCGCTTGAAGGTGGCGGCCTGCTGGTTCAGCGCCTGAATCTCTTTCAGACGCTGTGTGACAACGTTCGGATCGTTCGCATTTGCCACCAGTTCATTCCAAGCGCGCTGCGCGTCACCTTCCGTCTGAACGCCCTTGTTCAAGCGAAGGCTGTCGTTGCGTAGCTTTTCGAGCGTGGCGCGGAAACTCGCGTAGTTCGTTGAGTTTTCGTCTGACTTTCCAAAATAGTTCTGAACCTGCGACTTGGCGTTATTGTAAAGGCCAAGGTTCAACTTCCCTTCGTTAATCATCGTTCCGAATCGATTCAACTGCCCGTTGATCGTATTCAGCGACTGGAGATCGGTCAGGATTTCGTCTTCAGCCTTCTGGAAGCCTGGTGACAGCGGCTTAGGCGTAGCATCCTGTTTCGCACGGAGATAATTCGGGTCCATCGGGCCGCCGACGCGAGGACGAAGCTGGCCGGGGTTATTCGGATCTTGCTCAAAGCCAGCGGGAACCTCGCCGCGCTGGAATTGTGCTCTCTGCAATTCAAGTTGCGCTCGCTGGATACCCTGAGACGCCGCAGCGTTCTGTGCCTGCTGCGTAAGCTGACGCTCTTGCAGCGCACGATTCGCCGCATCGTTCGTCTGGCGGTACTGAAATTCCTGCCCGAACTTGTCGCGGTTGAACTGCCGGTCCTGATCCTGCCCCGCCAACTGCTGCAAGATGTTCTGCTGCTGGTTATATTGCTGGAGTCCACGCGAGTATGCCTCGCCCGGATTAAAGCCGCTCACCAACTGCCAGAGGATGCCCTGCTGCGCCATTTACCAGAACCTGTTCCCGGTCATTTGACCTTGCTGCTGGTTGAATGACCCGCCGCTTGAGCCGCCAAACGGATTCCAGCCAAGGTTGCCGGCAAGCCCAAGGCCGCCAGAAATAAGATTTTGGAGAATGTTGCCGCCCGCTAGGCTCGCGTTCGCAATCGCGTTGCCCTCGGCAGTATTCGCGTTCGAGGTAAGGCCTGCGGTGTTATAGGCGGAGTTCGTCAGCGTGTTCGCCGCGGTCTGGCCCTGCGCGCTTTGTGCGGCAAGGCGCGAGAGATAATTCCCGTAGTCCTGCGTAGCAGCCCCGGTGCCGTAGTTAATCAGCGCCTTGTAGAGTCCGCCGGACGGCGTGCCGCCAGTGCGACCAGCATAGGAGTTGTCGATCGCGTTAATGCCCTGCTGGGTGCGGAAGGCTACGTCAGGGCTTTGCTGGTAGTTGTTGAACGCGGTCGTTTGCGCGCCGGTACCGTTCAGGCCGAGATAATCGCCAAGCAGCGTGTTCGCAGTCTGCCCTTGTGAGTAGAACGGGCTTTGCAGGGTTTGCGCGTTGGTATAGGCGTCGGAAGCAACGGTGCGGTTTTGCGCGGCGGCGTTGCTCGCTGCGTTCTTCGCCTTCGTTACTCCGAAAAGATCGTCTAAAAAGCTCATAGCAATTCCTTCGCGCGAAGCGTTGCCTCGCGACGTTCGTTCAGATCGAAATGGTGGTTAGTTCAGCGCCAGCTTGCGCCCACCTGACGGTAAAGGCTGCTGGTTGCGCCGTTGGTGATACTTAACGGCGTTTGAGCGGTTTCGTATTTCTGCGATGCACACGAGAAATAGAAGCCGCCCGGCGTGTTAGACTGCACATAGTCAGCAGCGTAAGGCCACGAACTCGGGTTTGTGTCCGTAACCGCCCCAAGAATCGCAGCGCCAAGTTTCTGCACGTCGAAGCTGATGCTTGACGTTGAAGACCGCTCGCTATCGTAGGCAGTAGAGCTTCTAAGCGCTCTTAGCCGATACAGCCCCATGGCCCAATGCAGCGAGCCGTTGCTTGCCTGTAGCGTAACGGTGCCGGTCCCGTTTTGGCTTGCGATCTGAAATATCGCGGTTCCGTTCGTCGCGTCTGCGGTTCTAACAACTTCCGTAGCGGCTACGCCGTTAACCAGCACTCCGTTGACAACGCCAAGAACAGAACCGAACGCTCCAGCGACAACGACGAGTATTCCGCTATTTGGCCCTAAGTTTCTTCCAGTAAAGTCGTGCGAAGTGGCGCTGCCGGTCGCAAAGGCACCGCCTAGAAAATCCAGTTTCACCCCGCCGGTTTCAACGTAGATCACCCGGCTCATACATAATCCCGGTGATACTTGACCGAGACGACAAGATTTTCGCAGCCAGAATTAGAGCTGACGGTGATAAATCCGTCACTCCCTATCGGCGCTTCGTTGTCGCTGTCGTGTTCTTCGACCGATTCCGAGGTCGTGACGCTATTAGGATCACCGCCCAGTGGCGTAGAACCGATCTTTCCCGTTACCGTGCATGAGCCAGCTAAACAGATAGCCGTGACTTGCGTGATCGTTCTGGCAAACGAAGAGTTGCGAAAGATCGGATAGTCGCCGTCTTCCGGGAACTGAATGACCAGCGTAATGTCATCGTCATAACCGGCGTCCAGAACGTCCTTTACCGACCTCGCGAATTTATCAATGTCGTTATAGAACGACAGAACAACGTCAGACCCTTCCGGCGTTCCTATGGTAGAGGACGACGGTACTTGCAGTTTTCTAATCGCCATTAGAGCGAGTTCGGCTTAATGTCCGCAGCCAGATTCATGATCGCGTGCGGCACGCCCGCAGAACCCGAAAAGCGAAACATCACGCCTTCCCTTCCGAAGTCGCCACACTGAATCCAAGAAACCTGCTTGCGCCATTGACCGCGCGTGCCAAGATCGCGCTGACGTCCGGTCTTCCATGTTTTCCCGGCATCGACCGACCGAAACATGGTCACGACCGGCATCTGGTCTTCTTCGGCCGCCGTCGCGCCAAGCGCTGTTCCCGGCTCAATATCCAGATCGAGACGATTGACGTCCCCGCCTCCGGGAAAATTCGTGACCGGCCGCGGCGTGAACTCCCAGACGATAAAGCGGTCGTCTTCCTTGTGCGTGGAATCGTCCAGATAGAACGCATCGCCCGACTGATCTGGCGCAATAATGTCCTTGTTGGCAAAGCGCATGTGATGCTTTGCCTGCCATGTGGTGCGCTGATAACTTAGCCGATTATGCCAGCGGCTTTCCTTGAAGTCATAGACCCAGGTAAACTCGCTGGAGCGAACGACAAGGAATCCGGTTTCTCCCGAGACATAATCCCACAGCCTGATTTCGCTCTTGTCTTCCAGATCTCGAATGTCGGACTGAACGCCCGCATTGGATAGCTGCTGCGGGAGATATTGCGCGCCAAGAGAGCGAACCACGCCGTACTGATCGACCCAGCAAATCAGCCCGCCCACGTTCGCGTTGGCAAAGGTATTGATGCAGCCAAAAGGCTTGCCGGCACCCTTCACAAGCTGGAACGGCTCGTTCGCATCGCTCGGGTCGCGGTTGTAAATCTGGAAGTCTTCCGAACCCCAGAAGATAATCTGGTTGCCGAACACCATGCCCGCGACAAGATCGCCCTTGCCGGGAACGGTGAAAAAATCCAGCGCGTCGATCGCGTCCGCGTTATTGATCGCGGAATAAAACACCCTGCGGTCCGCGAACAGATAAAGCATGTAGCCGTCGATTGAGACTACATCGATCGGATTCGCAGGAAGGTCGTTGTCGGAGATAACCGAAAGCGTTCCGGCATCGGTATCGTATTGATATGCAGTAGTCCCGGTGACGATTGCGACCTCGCCCGCGTTATTGATCGCGAAGCGAAGATCGCCCGTACCAGAAACAGATCCTTGCGAAGTCGGACCGCCGTTCGTGTTGAACTTGAACAGCGTGGAGCCATAAACCGCGATTGCCAGCGTACTCGTCGCTGCAAACATACCCCGGCACAAATCCGAGGAACACCGCGACCAAGCCGTAAATCCCGGCGTCCGGTTCAGATAAAACGGACACCTTGCGCCTTCTGGAGCCTTGACGGCGCGCAGGTTGATTAGCGTTTCTTCTGTGACTACTTCGCGTTCTGCCGGGTCCGATTTGGACGCTAGCGGGATGGCGACCAAGGTTTAGGTTCCGCTCGAAAAATCAAATCGGCGGCCGGCCCGCACCGGATAATCCGACTTGAGTTTGATCCCGGAGTAACGCGACTTCGCGACAGTCTTCAATCGCTCTAGACGCGACTCTCGCGTTCTGGCTTCGTCAAGCCCCGCGTCAACTACCGCTTTCCCGAAT